CTGGCTCACGCCAGGGCATCAACTAATGGTGTATACCATTGGGTAACTTAGGATAACAATGAGAATTAGATCACGAACTGCGATGGCCTGGCCTAATCATGGGCGAGAAGGGTATTATGGTTGGCCGGCATTCATACTGAATGACGGAGACCATGATGCCTTCTACTACAGTTCGACGCTTCAAGCGCCGAACCCTCGAATTCTTACGAATTCATTCCATGATGTGGTTGGGAATAACTGGAGGTATAACGATTGTCGACACTACCGACGTACAAGCTATAATAAGCCTAATACAGTTGGTGTTGTTGACAATTCAGAATGCCTTAATATATACCAATGTCCTCCGAGTGGGCCTAATAAGCTCTCTCAGTTGGTCAAAGGGTATCCAGTTCAATCGTTAGTTAGATGCGCGAGTGAATACAATCGCGTGGGATGTGATATGACCATGAGTATTTTTACTAATGGTTTCACGTCTCCAATTCTACCATGGGAGATCCATATAACGAAGGATGTATTTGATACAAACTTCTCTATATGGTATCTCGTGGCTGATCTCCTCGACTTAAAGGGACCCGTTCAACGGATCCTTTCCAAGCGCCGGAGTTTGGATCCACGATGGTATCGGAATAGACAATTCCTTAAGGAATTGGATAAACCGATGTCCAAAGTGGCTCCTCACAACCTGAACTTGGCCGTACAGTTCGGTGTTCTGCCGACTATAGCGGATGTTGAGGACTTCCTAACACTTGTTTTCAAGTGGAGGGAGGTATATGATCACATGGACGAGGCACTCAAAGGCCCGTTTTTCTGGCGCCAACATCGTCATGATGTTTGCTGTCAGTTACGGGAGGCTGAGTACCCTGATCGGACTGTTATTCACACGGTCCAACTTAATGGTCAGCTGTATCGATTGAAATCGATCGAGCGGAACACTATTGAGTTCCACAGAACTGCTCGCTTTCATGCGAGCGCTCCTGAGTTCAAGGGATGGATTAGTCGTCTGAAGCAATTCGCTGACGCTTTTGGCGTCTTCGATTTTGCTGCCGTATGGGATGTTATCCCATTCTCGTTCGTTGTTGATTGGTTTTTCAACATCGGACGATGGCTTCATCAGAATCGACCAAAGCTATACCCTTGCGATATCATTATCGATGACTATTGCGAAAGCATTCGTCTTGATACTGATATCGAGTGGCGCTTAATGGATTATTGGGGAGTTGATAATTGGCTCCCCGGTCCTCCATACTCATATAGGCCTGATGACCTAATATGTAGCGAACACGTCACTCAGTATGTTCGTAAGCGGTTTAGACCGCCTGCGAATACTGTATCCCTGCCACGGTTGGCCAAATCTGTCTTGAGCTGTAGGAGAGTAGGCATTGCCTCCTCTCTCATAGCCCAGAGACTACCGCGGCACTAACAACTCCGTAAGGAGTCCACCGTCACCCTCTATAGAGAGGGTGGCTTAACGTTATCAACAAGGAACCTACTAATGTTAGCAGATCCCATGTTTCTAACTGTTCTCAGTGGGGCAATGTCTACCACGCAAGCAGGTGATTCTTCACTCTTGCGTGTAGTAGATTTGTCCCCTGGGAAAACGGTTCGTGTTGCTGCGAATTCGCTCGAATTGGGCGGTCGCACAACCCTTACTATTAACCACTCTGAAAGTGGTGAAAATAAGGGGCAAATCACGGACCGTGCTGCTATTCGACTGGATGTCCGTAAGGACACCCCGGAAAATGGCAGTGTGGTTGCCCAGGCGACGCTCACCGTCTCTTCTCCAAGAGTCGGCTTCAGCGCCACCGAAGTGCGGGAGATCGTTCGTTACCTCGTCGGCATGTTGTTCACAAATTGTGACACAGGCGGCGTGGATATGAATAATCTTACTCGCATACTTCAGGGTGAACCTTAAGTTCACTCTGCGGTTTACAATCGTCGGATGTAAGTTGGAATTAAATTTCAACTTGCATTCCTTCGGTAAGAAACCCTAATGGGGCAATATAGGCCTCGGTATTTGTTTGCATTAGTAGGCTAGGAGGTTTCCCATATGGGTTCCCATAATAGCCTAGAGACATATGTCTCCTTGACTATGCAACTATATCGTGATATAGCTCAATGTTACCCTGCTAGTCGTGAATTCGAGCGGGACCTCAATAAAATGAGGTCTCGCATCGATTCCGAAGGGTTTTCGTTCTTGACGAAGACCCTGCCGTCGTTAGGTAAAGCAATTGATTTAGCTTTACACAACGAGAAGCCGCTCTCTACCAACGGATTTTCAAAAATCCCTGGTAGTGCAATCCCCAAGTTTCTTGGGTGGTTGCTAGCGCGGATATTCACGCCTGAGGGGTACGTCAGGACAGATCCTGACGTAACCGCATTGAAACACACTAGACAGTTTGTATATTTCTTATACAAACTTAACATACCATACAATGCAAAAACTGAAAAAACAGTCATTGAATCGTTCGTCCATACAGAAGCTGAGCTCGCACATATGTGTGAGTCGCCAGCTTTTGACACGCCAGTTATTCGGGGAGCGCGAGTACTTATATCTCGTCTCCTTGATGGGTTCAATCCGCAGGATATTATCCCGCGGCACGGACCCGGCGCTGTTGCAACAGGCGAAGATGTGGGAGAAAAAAGCAATTTCTCTCGCATCTACCAAGCCCTTGACAGAGAATATCCGTTTACGGAGTTCTTTGTACTTGGCCTTGGGCAAGTTGCTGATCAGCGTGGCTGGCTAGAGTCCCTTGAAGTCCTAGAGCACGGCACTGCGAAAGTAGTGCTCGTACCGAAAGACTCTCGGGGTCCTCGTATCATATCGTGTGAACCATTGGAATACCAGTGGATCCAACAAGGCATCCAGAGGAGTTTATACCCCTGGATAGAAAACCATCGTCC